GTCCCGAAAGCCGCCACCGTCCATCGGGTCGATTTTGACGATGAAGGGGCGCGCCGCTTCAATCGTCTTAACCGTTTCAGCGGCGCGCGTCGGGGTGGCAAGCGTAGTGCCCAGCAGCAGAGCGCGACCAAAGTCGGTTGGCCACATCTCGGGGGCATTCGGTCCGCGACCGCCGGTCGTAAAAAGCCCATCCTTGCGCGCGACCATAACAAGCGAATTGGTCCGCGCGGTGTCGCCGCCGTTCATCTTTTCGATCAATGCTGCCAAGTGCTTGAGCTTCGCCATGCCATAATCCAGTGCTTTGCAGCCTAAGAAACCACATTTCAAAGGCGCTGTCAAGCCTATGAAACGCGGTTTCTTTGATTCTTGTGGCCGGTCGCATCACACGTCACTTCCCCAATCGACCAGCCGCAGAGCCTCGGACGGATCAACGCCGCTTTCCTTGGCCAGCGCCAATGTCTGCACAATCGCGCCAAGCGCCCTCGCCCGCCCGCCTGCATCGAAGGCTTGAAGGGGGCGCATCACGTCCAGCGTGACCGCCGATCCCAGCTTGTCCGATGCTTCCTCAGCAATGCCCGTGGCGATAGGTTGCAGCACCCATTGCGCCAAATGCCGCTGCGCCTCCCTGACCATCGGGCCGGTCGTGGCGGGTGCGGTCAGACCGGGCAGGATGCCAAATGCAAAATTGATCGCATCCCGCGCCGCCGCCAGCGTCTCGCGCGTCATGGCTTTCGACAGGTCCGGGGAAAGATCGTGCGGCTTCCAATCCTGCATAGGGGCCGGTCCGCCCGCCGCCGCGACGTTGACCGATTCGCGGATCAGCACCTTGCCCCGGTTGCCCCGAAACCCGCGCGCCATAGCCTCAAGATCGGTTTGCGGTGCCTCGGGGAATGGCACGATCTGACTGGCCAGCGGTGCCGTCTCGAATACGTCGGCAAGCGCCGTCTCGACCGCGTTCAACAGCCCCGCCGTCAGTTGCGCCCGCTTGAGCGGGGCCGTGCCATAGTAGGGCGCGGACACGTCGCAGCCGATCCGAAAGTGCAGCACCTCAGCCGCCAGCACGGTTTCAGACCGTCCGCCGCCCGCCTCAGACACGGACACGCGGTAGGCCGTGGGCCGTCCGTCGCGGGTGCGAAGATCCCAATCGGAACACGGGACAAGCCCCGCGTCGCGGATCAGGAATAGCGCCTCGCCACGCAGGGCCAGGGACCGCGCACAGAGCGTCAGGGACCGCCGGTCCAGTAGGTCGGTGCCCGACACATCGGCAAGCCCTAGACCGCCTTCCCAGAGCGTCACAGCGCCTTGCGCCGTGGCCGTCAGTTCGGCAATGCCGCGCCGCCCGGAAACATAGGCTTCCCGCGCCGCCATGATCTCAGCCGTGAAGCCCGATCCGCTGGACCGGGTTTCCTCGACCGTCTTTCGTTTGAATGGCCACATGCTCAGGCCCTCCTTTTGTAAGGCCGCAGCAGGTCCGCCGCGCCGCTCAGTTCCATTGCGCGCGCCACCCAGGCCGGGTTGCGCTGATAGCTTTCCTCGATCGCGCCACCCATGTTGACGGAATAGCTGGACACGCCCGCCCGATCCGTCGCGTCCGTCAGGTATTCGGCAAGCCGCCGGAACGCCTCGGAAACAGCCGCGGGAACGTCGCCGCCCCCCACGTCCGCCGTGATCCGATAGGGGCCGTCACCGGGCAGATCATAGCCGCCCCAGGGGGACGCCGCCGGGGTGCATTCCACCCATGCGCCGCCTTCCCAGACCTCGACCGCGTTCAGGGTGGACGGCTGCAAGGGGGCTTCCCATGCGCCTTCCCCCTCGACCGTCCAGACCACTTCCCGCACCGTCCAGCGCATCCGGCAATAAGCCTCGATCCGTTGCCAGAGCGCCGCTTGATCCAGCATCGCCGCCGCCATGCTCAGGCCCGCCGGTGCCGATGGATAGCTGGCCGGGATTGCCTCGACCTCTTTCAATGTCACCGCCATGTCAGAGCCTCCACCTGTTGAGCGCATGGGCAAGCGTCCGATCCTCGACCGCCGCGCATGGCGTCCCGTTGCGCGCCTCAATCTGCGCTTGGGGATAGGCGGGTTTCGTCACGGCGCTGATCTCGATCAGGTCCGCAGAGCGCACCACCCGCAACAGCCCGTCGCTATCACGCCTCACCAGATCGCCGCCGTCCGTCACGCGAAAGCCGGGGCTGATCCCGCCCACCAGCCCCGCCGCAAGGGTGCCCAGGAAGTCGGTGACATAGCCCACGCCGCGCATTTCCGGGGCAATCGTCGCCTCGAAAGTCAGGGCGTCATCGCCGTCCCTGATCTCAAGGCTACCCGCCGCCCGCGATGCAAGCGGACGGTCGAAGTCGTGATGCACCAGCAAGTGAACGTCACCGCCAGCCGCGACCGATGCCCCGAAAGCCCGTGCCTCGAATACTTCCCGTCGCCGTTCCCGACCGCCTTGCAAGACAGTCGGGACAGCATACGGGAACCGGCCCCGCAGGACGGTTGCCCCGTCCGCAGAGGTGCGGACCTCAAGCCCGCCTTTGGAACCGGCCCAGAGCATCACTGAATGCCCGTCAGGATGCGGGTTTGCACCGCGCGGGAAATGGTCACGTCCATCGTGGCCAGCGCCGTGAGCCGCAGCCCGCCCGATTGCGCATCCGAATACGGATCGCGGATCAGGTCGATTGCGCCCCACGTCCCCACGAAGAACGGGGGAACACCGCCCGCCGTGGTCGTCAGGACCGCGCTTGTCGCCGCCGGATCGCCGGTCGGATCGGCAAGGGCGTTGTGGCTCATGGTCACGCTGCCCAGCGCATTCGTCAGACGATTCCATTCGGTGATCCCGCTGCCCGCGTCCCAAATGTCCGCGTCCATCGTGTCCCAGACCTCGGGGCGGATCAGCAGCCGCACATCGCCGGGGCCGCTTGCCGCGTTGCCGGTGATGAAGCTGACCACCTCGGACCGGAACGCGCCCCAAGTTGGGGCCGCAGTAACGGCTTCCTCATTGATGCCCCAGCCGGATGCACCCGCGAAAAGGCCGGTCGGCTCCCCCGCCGATCCGCTGCCCAGGAACACGGCGCGGTCAAGGGCTTCCTCGATAGCGCCGTTCATGTCGCGCCGCACCGCTTGCTCAAGCCCGCTGCCCGATTGCTTGAGCGTCTTGCGCGTGATGCGCATCTGGACGCCCAAATTGTGATCCGGCTTCAAGGGCCGATCAACGGTCGTGTAGGCACTCGGGCCGGTCACATTGCCGGTTTCCGAAGTCGCCCACCCCGCCGTCACGCTGGACGTGGCAACGGGATATTCCACCTCGCCCACGCCCACGTTGACCATCTGGCCACCCATACGGGCCGCGACCGATCCCGCGAAAAGCCTCTCGATGATCGGCGCGGTGCGGATCGGATCGGGGGTGCCACCCGCCACGGTTTCACCGGCCCGGATTTCCAGAGCTTCCCACGGAATCGGAACGCCGCGATAGCCGCCGCGCGACCGCAGTTCGGTGACGATCTCGCCCGTCTGCCCCTCAAGGGCGCGGCCCTCATCCAGAGCAAGGGCCACTTGGCGCATTTCAAAGCCCGCCATGACCTCGGCCCATTCCCGGCTGGACCGGGTTTCCAGATCGGCCCCGGCTTCCCGCCGTTCCTCATCCTCGGCAATGAGCGCCGCGCGATAGCGGGTTTCATTGGACCGATATTCCCGATCCATTTCGTCCATCTGGCGGGTTTCATCCTCGGACGGCTTTTCCTTGCCGACCAGTTCCGAAAGCGTCTGGCGGATTTCGCTTTGCCGCCGTGCGATTTTGACAGAATCAAGCATCTGATTTCCTTTCGTGCTCGATAGGGTTTCGGCCCGTTTGACGGACCAGCTTTTTCCACGCCTCGCGGGCGGGGTCGGGTCGGCCTAAGCCGATCTCGATTCGGGTCTTGCGGGAATGACAGCGCCCGCAGAGGCATTGCAGATTGGACAGCGACCAAGCCAAATCGGGCCGATCCCTGACCGGCTCGATATGGTCGATCTCAAGCCGGTGACGGTTGCCGCACTGGACGCATTGCCAATCGTCGCGCTCAAGCGCCTGCATCCGCAGAGCCTTCCAGCGCGGGCCGCGCGTGATCCGCCGGGAATGGCGGGCGTATTCTTTCCGATCAGTCATCCCGCACCTGCAATTCCCAGAAAATGACCTCGCCACCGGGGGCCAGCGGGGAAACGCGGATCGTGCGGAACACCTCGCCACCGATGCGCAGCCGGTCGGTTGTGGCGGGCGTGAGGGTCAGGCCCTCGACCGACAGGAAAACCCGCTGATCGCCCACGTCCATCAAGCCGCCCGCGATGAATTGCAGCTCGACCGCGTAAGTCGCCGTCAGGATCGTGACGGGGTATTCGGTATCCGGGCCGGGGGTGTATCCCCCAAAGCCGTCCGTTGTGCCTTCACCGGGCCGCAACAGCGTTGCCGCCTGACCGTGTTTCGCTATCAGCCGCGAAGCGGTTTCCATCATCCCCATGCGATGCGCCCTCCCTTGTGAGCGGGGCGGCCCATCATCCGGGCACCCTCAGCGACCGCCAGCACCGTTGCCGCCGCCGCGTCGATCCGGCCCGTGGACCGTGCCTTTGCCAGTTTCAGATTGTTCGCCGGGTCGCGCAGCGTGACCGCATCCGCGAAAGCGGACCGCAACAGCAGCGACGGGGCGGTTTTCACCTTGCCGTCATAGGCCGCGCGCCGGAACCGCTCGCAATCCTCGCCGCCGTCCTTGAAGCCTTGGCCGCGCCAGATGATCGGACAACGGATGCCCGCGCGGTCTATCGCCTCGCCAAGTTCGGCTTGCTTGTATCGGTCCGCCGTGATCGCCGCGACCGGCTCGCCTTCCACATGGGCCATGATCTCGACCAGCCAGGGCGCGACGGGAACCGTCTGATCGCCCAGGGTGGACAACTCGCCCCGGTCCTGCATTTCGACATATCGACCGGACACGCCGTCATTCTGGCCACGGTCCAACAGGGAAGGCTTTGACGGGAAGGTGCCCAGAGCCTCAAGCCGCCCCGTCTCGGGCCAATAGAACGCCGCCGCCGTCATGCTGGCAGAGCCGCCCAGGTCGATCCCGATGACCACCTGACCTTGCCGGGGTGGCAGGTCCGCCGTCTCGCAGGACAGCCATTCATCGACCGTCAACAGCAGGTCGCGGGTTTCGCCGCTGACACGCTCATTCCGATTGTAGAGCCGGAAACTTGTCAGGGTCGATCCGCCCCGCGCAATCGCGCGCCGCGCCTGACCTTGCAGCCATTCAAGGCTTGAGCCGATCCCGTAGGTCGCGCCGGGGTTGGCCAGCTTGAGGCTTTCCAGATCGTCCGCAGGAAGGCCGGGGGCGGGCCGATGCTCTTGGCGATAGACGCCCTCTTGTTCCTCATCCAGCCAGACGGAAAAGGGGTGCGCATCATCCGCCGCGCTTGTGCTGATAATCAGCGCCCGCCCGCCACGCTTGCCCAGACCGGACAACAGAGCGTGTTCCAGGGCGTCCCCCTGATCCGCCTGCCAATGCCCGCGCTCATCCATCAGGACCAGCGTGGGGGCCGATCCCAGAGCCGTCTTGCCGTCCGCCGCAATGGCCCGGACGAAGTGCCCGCCGCCGTCGCCGTCATACTCGACCTCAAGCCGGGGGCTGCGCCGGATCGTGAAGGCCGCTTGCTCATCCTCGGGAAGCGACCGGATGAAGCCCACCACGAAGTCAAACGCGATGCGCGCCTGATCCCGCGTCCGGGCCGCAATCAGGATTTCCCGCCGGGGCTGACGATCCCAGATGCCCTTGACCGCGCCAAGAGCGATGCCCGCCGACAGGGCGGTTTTCGCGTTGCCGCGCCCGATGCTCAGACAGGCCACGTTCACCCCGTCCGCCAGGGCACCCTTGACGAATTGCTTTTGGAACGGGGCCAGCTTCACCGCCTGACCGGCTTTCGGCCCCTCGGGGATGCTCAGGCTTTCAAGGAAGCGGATTGCCTTGGTGGATGCTTTCATGTCGCCACCCCCGATCCGCACAGCGCGAAAGCGCAAGTATGCCCCCCGGTTTCATACCCACTCGGAAACGGGGGCATTGGGACCAGATCATTGCCCCACCCCACGCCAAACAGGTGATGCACGCCCCACCACCCCCGCCCCCCCTTTAGGGGCGGGGTGGTGTGGCACCTGTTTTCAAGGGTGTTTGCCCCACCTTGCCCCACCATGCTTTCAGGGGTGGGTGTGGCACTCATTGGTTTGCCCATTCGCCTACCTCCAAACAGGGGCGTTCCATGCGCTTTGCGTCCGGTAGCTTGACCTTCTTCAAAGCCCCGGATTTCAGCCACGCCTCGATCATTTTCTTGATGCGCTTGCGGTCCGCCGTGGCGTCCAGCCCCAGCACCTCGGCCACGGTCACGCCTGCCCAATCGTCACCTGCCTGATCGGAGTAGCGCCGCCCCTTGCCGTCCAGCGCACGTTGCACCGACAGCAGGTCATCAACCGACACGCCGTCGAAAGTGTCGGGCCATTCCCAGACCTCGGCCACGCCCACGCTATCGCCATTGGCCAGATGCACCGACGCCATGCGCCGCCATTCCCTATCCCCCACGGGGGCAAGGTTTGCCTTGTCGCGGGTTATGGCAAAGTAGGTGGCGGGATCATCCTGCACCCCAGCCTCGGCTTTCAGATCGTCGCTCATCTTGTTGAGCACCCGACCGGAACGCGCCGCCGCCAGAAGGGCAGATGCGCCGCGCCCGCTTTCGGTTGTCGCTTCCTCGCCATTGGTCTTGCGGGTGTGGTGGACCAGTTCGATTGCGCAGTTGCACCGATCCGCCAGCCGCGCCCATTCCTTTGCCACAAGGTCGATTGCGCCGTTGTCGTTCTCGGACGCTTGGTGCGATGACACGAAAGGGTCGATTACCAGCACGTCGATTTCCCGCGCCTCGATCTCACTGGCCAGCGCGTCCAGTTCCGGCTTGATGATCTGGACGCCCTCACGGGTCTGGATAGCCGTGCTCAGGGCACGTTCCCGGCCCGTGTCCACATAGAGCCGCCCCGCAATTTCCTCGGGGCTGACGTTGTGGTGCTGCATCGCCGCGATGATGCGCCGGTCCATTTCGTCGCGCGGGTCTTCAAGGTTGTATATCCAGACCTTGAGGCCCTTGGCGGTCCAGTCCCCCAGCAGTTCCCGCCCGGATGCCATCGCCAGCCCCTCACAGATCGTCAGAGACGATTTGCCGACGCCGCCGGGGGCAACCGTCACCGATACTTGCTTGCGGATCAGGTGACGCCCATAGACCCACGGGCGCGGGGGAATGCTTGCCGGGTCACGCCAGACAAATTCGGTTGGCAGGCGGTCCCCCCGATCACGGGGAAACTCGGCCCGGTGCGCGTCAAGCTGCATCGCCATGTCAGAAAAATCACGCATCACGCCGCTTGCCTCCCCTGCACATGGTCAAGGAAAGCCGCCCGCCGGCCGCGCTGCATGGCTTGGAACGTGGCAAGGCAATAGGCTTCAAGTTCCTCGGGGGATGCTATGTCGGCCCAATATGCCGCCTCGTCCATCGGGTTGATGAACGGGGGAAGGGGCGCACCCACGTCCTGAATGACCGTGTTTGCGACCTCGCGCGCATGGTCCAAGTCAAGCGCCCTAAGCGCCGCCCAAGCGAGTGCCGCGCATTCCTCGGGTGAAAGCCGCGCCTGCCAAACCGCAGAGGCCGCTTCCCACGTCTCATAGTCGTGCAAGGTGAGCGCATATCCCAGCATCCGTGTTGCCCCAAGGTGATGCCGCTTCATCAGCTTGGAAAAGGAAGTGCTCTTGCTCAT